TATCAGCGGCAGCTAATACAAGTGTCACAGGAAACCAATTGACCTTGTCTACAGGAAGTGTTACAATCACTGCAGCTGCGAATGTAAGTCCTACAGGCGTGCCTATGACTCTTACTGTCAATGATCCAGGTATCATTACATGGCAACCTATAGATCCAGGAGCATCACAAACATGGGTTAATATAGACCCTTATTAGGAGAATTATGGCATCAAGTTTTTCAACAAATTCAAAATTAGAGCTTATAGCTACAGGTGAAAAAGCAGGTCTTTGGGGTACAATTACCAATACAAACCTACAGATCCTAGAACAACTAGCTACAGGTTACTTGTCTTCTGCACAATTAGCGTCTGGTGATTTAACTTTAGCACTAGATAATGGTGCAACATCAAATGGTAAAAACATATACATTAAATTAACTGGTACATTAGGTGCAAATAGAAGTGTAACTATACCCGATGGTGCTGAAAGAATTATAGTATTTGAAGATGCAACAACAAGAGGTACATCTTCACTATACACAATTACAGTTAAAACAGTATCGGGGACCGGGGTTTTATTACCTGTTGGATCTAAGTCATTAGTATATTCAGATGGTACAAACGTTAGTCTAGGAATAAGACAAAAAGGTTATGTAACACTAAACTCTTCAACAATTACTGCATACACTGCAGTTGATGGAGACCAGATATTTGCAAATACAACAGCTAACCCAATTACTGTAACTTTACCGGCTTCACCTGCAACAGGTGCTGAAGTTACATTTATTGATGCAAGAGGGACTTTTAACTCTAACAACTTAATTGTTAATAGAAACAGTCAACCAATAAATACAGGTACATCAAATTTAACACTAACAACTAATGGTCAAGCTTTTACATTAGTGTATGTAGATGCAACGAGAGGCTGGGCATTTAAGACTAACACAGCGTAAGGAGCACAGATTATGGCTCTTATCGAGTATAACTTTTTACCGGGTGTAGACAAACAAAACACCTCTGCTGGAGCAGAGAATAGATGGGTTGATTCAGATAATGTAAGGTTTAGATATAACCTACCTGAAAAAGTTGGTGGTTGGTCTTCTTTAATATCCGATTCTATTGTAGGCGTATCAAGAAAACTTCATGCGTTTGTAGATTTAAATGGTAATAGATATGTTGCAATTGGCACAGATAAATTTTTACTTTTATATTTTGAAGGACAGTTATTTGATATAACACCTTTAAAATCAACACTGTCTTCTTCTACTATTGCAACAACTAATAACGACCCTGTTTGTACAATAACTACTTCTACATCTCATGGATTAGAACCAGGAGATATAGTTTTATTAGATAGCGTTACATTACCAAGTGGTACAGGTTTTAGTGCATCAGATTTTGAAGATAAATTATTTCAAGTAACATCAGTTCCATCACCTACAACTTTTACAATTACACAAAGTAGTAATGCTGGTGGCACAGTTTCAACAGGTGGTAGTATTGCAGTTAAGCCTTATGAAAAAGTAGGTCCTTCTGCACAAAACTATGGTTATGGATTTGGTATATCTCAATGGAACGGATCTGTATCGGGTGCAGCTACATCAACATTAAACGGATCCTTGAGTGCAAACTCAGCAGGTACAGGTGGCTCTGGTACTAATGTTACATTGGTTGCTACAACAAACTTTAGTGCTGCTGGTAGAATTTTAGTAGAGAGTGAGTTAATATCTTATGCATCTATATCGTCACCAAACTTACAAAGTATTGTAAGAAATGTTAACGGAACAGATAATGCAACACATAGTTCTGGAGTAACAGCAACAGATGCAACAAACTTTTCTGACTGGGGTGAAGGTGTATTAGCATCAGAAGTAACTCTTGAACCTGGTCTATGGAGTTTAGATAATTTTGGTCAAGTACTAGTTGCAACAATTGCAAGCGGTAAAACATTTACATGGAATGCAGGAGCTGCATCACCTCTAACAGTTAGAGCATCAACAAGTACATCTGGTTTTTCAACATCTGCTAATCCAACTGCATCAAGATTAACTTTGATATCACCAACAACAAGACACTTATGTCACTTTGGAACAGAAACAACTATTGGAGATACGACAACACAAGACGATATGTTTATAAGATTCTCTAATCAAGAAAACATAAATAGTTATGACATCACTGCAACTAACAGTGCCGGTGATTTTAGATTGCAAGATGGTACTAAAATTATTAGTGCTATTAAAGCAAAAGAAACAATATTAGTTTTTACAGATAATGCATTATACACAATGAAATTTGTAGGTGCACCTTTTACATTTAGTTTTGAGCAAGTGGGTACAAACTGTGGTTTGATAGGCAAGAATGCAGTTGTTGAGATAGATGGTGCTGCTTTCTGGTTATCGCCAAATGGTTTCTTTATGTTTGATGGTACAGTTAAATCATTGCCATGCACGGTAGAAGATTTTGTATATAACAATTTTGATACTACCAAGGGTCAACAAGTTGCTGCTGGTATTAATAATTTATTCACAGAAGTTATTTGGTACTATCCTTCACAAGGATCTAGTTTCAACGATAAGTATGTTGTATTTAATTATGGTGAGTCTAGCAGTTCTAGAATGCCTGGAGGAATATGGTATACAGGAACAGAGTCCAGAACATCTTGGATTGATGCAATTGTATATCCTAAACCATATGCTACTAAATATGATTCTTCAAGTAACGGAAGTTTTCCAACAGTCGTAGGTCAAAGCGGACTGGGTCGTACTCAGTTTTTTGAACATGAAGTTGGAACAGATCAGGTTAACCAAGATGGTTCTACTACAACAGTCACCTCTTTCGTACAATCTTATGATATTGATATAGAGCAAAGACAAAGTACTAAACCAGGACAAGGTGCAGGACCAAAAGTTTCGGGTGAATTTTTTCTAGCAATGAGAAGATTTGTACCTGATTTTAAAGCATTGACTGGAAATGCTAAAGTAAGTTTAGGTGTTAAGAGATATCCACAAGAATCAAACACTACAACAGCATTAAGTCCTTTTACAATAGACTCAACTACACTTAAAAAAGATACAAGAGCAAGAGGTAGATTTGTAAACGTTAAAATAGAAAACGATAGTTCTGGTGAAGAATGGAGATTTGGTACATTAAGATTAGATGTTCAAGGAGACGGACGTAGATAATGACAAAAATTAATATAAGAATACCAGAACCAAAAATAGAATACGATGTGTCCAACCAAAAACAAATAAACAGAGCTTTAACTATTATGAAAGATCAGTTAAACTCTACATTTTTAAATGAAGTAAAACAGGAGCAAGAGAGATTCTCTTGGTTTATAAGTGGCTAATATATATAAAAACGAATTAATAGATCTTAGCACTACAGATAATACTGTAGTATACACAACACCGTCTGATTCTAGAGCTATAATTAAAAGTATCTTAGTATCTGAAGATGCTGGATCAGGATGTGATATAACTTTTACTATAACTAATGCTGCTTCTGCGGTATTTAGTTTGTTTAAAGATAAGACAATAGCCTCAAAAACAACAACAGAGCTGTTAACTCACCCTTTAATTTTAGAAGAAAATGAGGTATTAAAGGCACAGGCAACAGATGCAAATGAATTACACGTTATTGCATCGATACTTGAAATAAATAGGGATTAATATGTCGTTTATAGAAACAGAAGCATCATACAGAATAGAAGTTATAAATGGTAAACCAGTAAAAATTATTACACCACAAACAGAAATAACATTGACAAATACAAAAACAGGTCAAGAGTATAATTCTGATGCAGAAGCAATGCAAGATGTGCAAGATTCAAATACAGAAACTGTAGCTGACGATATTAAAAGAGATGTTAAAGTAACTGTAGAAGCTTTACCAATAGGAGGCAACGCTAAATTATAATGCCACCAGGATTTTATAACCCATACGATCAACAAGTATATGATGCAGGTTTTAAATATATACCTCAAAGTAAATATTTATTAAACCCATTTAAAATACCTACCGACGACTCTACAACTCCTCCTGATACCGGAGGTATAACTAGTTTAAACCGTGGTGGCGGTGATGGTTTTAATCCTTACAACACAGACATGAGCAAAGTCAGGCAAGACTACAATGCGTTTCCAAGTAGACAAGCTGGAGAAATATATTCTGGAACATTTAATCCACGATCTCTTCCAGGACCTCAAATGCCTGATAAATTAGGTATTTCAACTAACACTGTTCCTCTTGGAAATAATAGAATTAGTGCTTCTCAACTTGGAATAAATCTTCCTGGAGGACAAGTACAAAACGCATATAATAGAGCTAGGAATGCGATGAATATGAGAGGCGACGATACTATGTCAAGAGACTATCCTGAATTTACCGCAGCAGAAGTTGCTCGTCTTACTAACGACAGTATACAAGATTACAGACAAAACTACGGGGCTCAGGGACAATACGTTGACCAGTATGACCCTAACTATTCTTCAATGACAGAAGCACAAAAATTTATGGATAACTATCCAGATTATTATGGTGTGCCGTCAGGTGTCCCTGAACCAGGAATACCTGCTGCTATAGGAAGATATATGTCAAATAGTTTATTAGGAAAAGGATTTGGAATTGCAAAAGACTTTTTAGGTAGAGTAATGCCTATTAATGAAAGAGCTATTATGGAGAATGAAGCAAGAGGTGCAGGTATATTTACAGACGACATAGGAAGAATTGTTACCGATGATTACAATACTGCTGGAGGTATTATGGCAGGATACAATCTTAATAAAATAGATGCAGGTACATTCGACAAACGAAGAGGCACAATAGAAAATACTTTAGGTAGTAAATATGGTTTAACTGCTGGTCAAATAGAAGCTGCTAAAAACAATCCTAACTACAAAGGACCAGGTGCAAATTTAATTGAAAGATTAGGGCTATTAGATGAATCAGAAAAAGACATATTTGATGCACGTAAGAAAACAAAACAAATTTATAAAATGAGAAAAGATAAAAAAGATGCAGACAAGAAAAGAAAAGAAGCGGAAGCGGCAGCAGCTGCAGCAGCAGCACAAGCAGAGAGAAACAGGGTTGCTCAAGTTCAAAATAGATTAGATACAGGTAGTTATGTAGATAGAGATAGCGGTGGTTATAGTGCTAGTGATAGAGCTGTTGGTGGTGGTAGAGAGGCAACTAATGCTCAGGGACAAAACGCGGCTCAAGCAACAGCTGCTGGAACGGGTACTTCTCAAGGTTATTCTCAACACTACATGGATGGTGGTAGAGTTTACTATATGGATGGTGGACTAGCAGATATGCTGGAGATATATGATTGATTATAGAACAAAAAGGCGATAAAAGGTTAAAACTATGGCAATTTCAAGAATGAATATGGAAAGACAAATGCGTAATATGGGTGGCATTATGGGTCTCGAAGACCAGAGACAAGGATATTTTTTAGGTAAATTAGTTAAGAAAATAACTAAACCAATTAAAAAGATAGTTAAATCACCATTAGGTAAGATGGCTTTACTAGCAGGTGGTGCTTATTTTGCAGGTGGTGGTGGACTACCACAATTTTTAGGTGGTAAAGGTTTAGGTGGTTTTGGTAGTAATGCTTTTGGAAGGGGTATTACTAGTTTACTTGGTAAAGGTAAGGGTTTATTTAATGAAGGTAATTTATTAGCAGGATTAGTTAGGAACCCTGAGACAGGTAAATTTAGTTTAGGTAGAGCGGCTCTTACAGGTCTAGGTGCAGCTTCAATCGCAGCTCCATTCTTTATGGGTGGTGATGAAGAAGAGGATACAGGTACACCATTTACTTCTCCACAAGCTGACATAGAAGATATTAGAGGTCAGGCTAAAGCATATTACTCAGACCCAACAAACTCTGCATTATATTTTATGCCACCTAAGTCAGCTGTACAAAGATCTTTCTACGCTGCTGATGGTGGACTGGCTAGTTTAAGACCAGGATATAGATTTGGTAACGTTGTACAAAAAGCAGGTCAGATGATAAAGTCTGGTGTAGGTAAAGTTAAATCTTTATTTGATGATGCAGATATAAGTGTTCAGATACGTGATGACGATGTTATGACAGACGCTGGATTACAAGCACAGGCTGTTGGTCAAGATGTTTTTATAA